CGTGAATCCGATCATCGGAGAGAGGATACGATCCCTCTCCAACTCTTGCGTCAGTTCTTTGCTGATCCCCTGCTGCACATACATCATGCAGGTGGGTTCTTCGGCAATGACGCGATCTGTCTTCTGCGTCTTCGGGACCGTGATGACCTTCACAGGCCTCTCGGTCCCGGGATCCAGGAAGTTCACACCCTCTCTGAGGTAGTCAAACCTCAGGTTCGGCTGTCCGTGGTCCCCCCAAGGGAACCATTGGTCTAACCGAACGGGCCACTCAGTCTGATCGAACTTACGGTTTCCCATAAGTCCGTCAGCAGTGGCACCAGATCCGTGGCCGCACAGGATATTACCCACGAGCACCTGATCATCTAGGTACTCGCAGATCCTGTCATAAAGCAGAGCGGACATATCCTCGAGCTCCGTTAGGAGACTCTCGGAAGCACTACTTGTCCACTCTTGAACTTCTGATTCCGTCTCGATGTACTGCTCGAGGGCGTCTCGTGACCGCGTCTCATCAACGCGATTTGTGAGAATCTTGGCTGGCGCCAGCGTAAGCTGACGTACAGCCCAGATGCAATCCCTCGACGGATCATCGAGCAGGGCACCAGTTTGCTCATCGAACACCCGCTTAGTCAACCCAGATAGAAAAACGGGAAGACCTCCACGAACCCTGAAACTAGGGAACTGGATAGAAGCGGCGGAACCCAGCTCGAGGGCTCTTTCGAACCTCTTGCCGAATTCAGGAAGAACGATCGTGAAGAAACGATCGCCTTCGGATTCGAATCGCTCCGCGACGGTTTGGCAATCGCGGATGGTGCTAGTGCAGCAAAGCTCGCCAATTTCACGAGCGAGCTCACACCAGAGTACAATCAGGCTTTTCATCCTGACTCCTTTCACAAGGGGCTGGGAGTCCTCGCAAGAGGGCACTCGATTAGCCATGATCGACCCTTACAGCCAACTCCTATACTGGCGGGATGACGCAGGTTGCGTCTATCTGCCCGGTAAAGGACGCGGTCAGAAGGTAGGCGATGAGGGCCCAGCTGCCAGCTGGCAGCATGAACCAAACCACCGCCTCCTTCTTCTTCGACCGCTTAGCTTTCACCACCGACAAACTTGATGGTGTTAGCGTTGGAGCTGGCCTTGAGATAGTCCGCAGCCGCAATCAGAAGGTCAACAACCTCCTGGTTGGTCCACCCACTAAGGTCCCGATCAGAAACGATCTGAACCGACTGTGAGTAGACGCGGTTAGAACCCGTAATCAACGGGTCTGCCGCCGTCTTGGACTGATCAAATCGCAGCAGGCTACGCGTCCGCCTCCCGTTGGAGTGCGACACGCGCATCGAGAAGGTGTTGTCAGAAGTACGATACTTCGACTCACCATCTCCGGCGCCGACCCGAGGAAGGGTCTTCGCCACTGTTGCAACTGTGAGGGTCTGAGGATCAACGAATGCCATTGCAGTACTCTTTCTGAAAGAGGAGTGGTGTTCCCCTCTGAGGTGATCGGCCGCGCAGGATTGCGCGACCTACTTGCCAACTCTGGACATGCCAAGAGCGGCCAGAATGGCGACACGTTTAGCTGTAAGGCTGTTCATGTCGACATCGAACCCGTATGGTGTAGCTGGGATACGGCGGCAATGCTTTACGCTCTTTTGGAGCGACGAGCTATACCACCTGCCAGAATCGGATCGGTAGTACCGTGCCTGATAAGACACATCGTACACCGTTTCCATCATGGCATACCCATACTGCAACACCAAGCCATCGCGGCCCATCGCTGAGACGTTATGTAACACGTCACCAGTGTTGGTAAACCAATCGATGGCCCACGTCCAGGGGGATAGATTCCACACCACTTCTGGT